GCCCTTGGGCGTCGAGCAGAGGCTGGCCGTTGGGTCGGGTCAGCTCTCCGCCTTCCGGGTGACGCTCCAGGATTTCCAGCGCCGCGAGGGCGTTGGAAAGCTGGCCATCAATGGCCCGGACGGTGGGATGATTTTCGGCGCCGGCGGGCGGAGCGGGCTGGGCCTCGGGTGGAGGCGCCACCGCGGCTTGCGCCCGGTCACGTTCCAGCTCGAGCCTGGCGTTGCGCTCGCTATCCCGCTGATCCGCCAGGGAATGAATCCGCTTGATCAGCGTCTTCTTGACCTTGGGGACATCGGGATCGTTGAGCACGTCCTGGAGCCATTGCGGGGCTTGCTCGCCGTCACCGGGATCGTCCTGGATCTCGGCATCGTCGAACAAGGGCGCCTCCGCGCCTAACAATTCGGCGGCGTCCTCGCCGGCGGGAGCCGGGGGGACGTCACCGGGAGGTGGAGCATCGGGCGGGATGGTAACGGATGCAATCGCCGGCGGCGCAGCGGGCGCCGGTGTTGCGACTGGGACGGTGCCCGCCGGCACGGTGACGTCGCTTCGCGCGGCGCCGGGTGCGGACGGGTTTGGGGTCGTGGGGACCGCGCCAGCGGGTGCAGAAGAAGGCGCCGCCTGCTGCTGGCGGTTGGCCTGCATCATCTGTGCCCGCTGCCTGACCGAGCGGTTGGCAGGCGGTTTGGGCGCCGCCGGAGTTTCGGCGGCTGGTGCGGCGATCGTAGCTATTGGGTCCATGCAGTTTTAAGCCCGCAATGGGGCTGGTTTAGGGGTCCAGGCTTTTCCGTTTGAATCCGCGGCCCAAGCCAGGGGGCCGTTAGGGAGAGGATAAACCGCGTCCGTCAGAAGAAAGCAAGGGGGTCATGTACCAAGATGAGGCGTTTGTACCAAGATGAGGCGATTTTCGTGAATTATCGTCTCCGGCGCCGTGGCTGCGGTGGGGCATCCGGCGGCGGAACCGGCCCCTGGGACTCCTTGAGGTGCAGAAGCGAGCGCAGCCGGCCCTCCAGCTCGCGCAAAGCCCACATGCTGCCGGCGCAATGCTGCAAACAGCCGTCGTGAGTGGCCAGGCGCTGGGTGCTGCCCGAATCCGCGTAGGATTCCCAGGCTTCGCGGACCAAAGCCACGAGGGCCGGAAAACGCGGGTCGCGAGCGAGGGCTTCGAGGCTGGCCCGCTTCTCGTCGGGCCCCATGGCCCGGCCCAGCGCCAATAATTCTTCGTAGGTCACGCGCCCAGCCTCCCGATTTGCGCGTTCTGCCCGAATTGCTCGACCTGATGCGACAATTGCTTCATCCGCTTGTCCAGGAGAGCGCGGAAATCCTCGTCGCTCTCATACATTTTCTGGAGCTTGGGCGATTGCGCGACCGTATTCTGCAACCAGTCCAGGCGCAGCTTGAACGCCTGGCCCGGCTTGACGTCCACGGGGATTCCGGCGACGAGTTTGGTGAGGACACTGGCTTCGTCGTCGAGTTCGCCTTGCGCAGCCTGCTGGCCCGGTTTCAAAACGCGCTCGCCCATGTTCGGGTCGATCAAATCGAAGCCAATCTGGAGCAGCTCGTCGGTGTCGATGCGGCCGCCGCGATCCCATTGCATGGCCTCGTTGATGAAATCGAATTTCTCCTTGATGGTCTCGTTGTCGAGGTTGGTGGCCGAGTAGCTGATCGAGATGTCGAACTCGCCCTGAATCTCGTCGCGGGTCGCGTGCAGCGGCCGGCCCTTGTCGCTGCCAACCACGCGGAAGTAGAGTTCATCCGGAGCGAACTGCTGCTCGAGCTGGAGGATCTGGGTGTCCACTCCTGCCCAGGCGCCCATCATCTTGTCGAGTCGATCCTGCTCGAGGGCCTGGGCGCCGATGGCGTTGCGGCCGTCGGGCAGCCGGCGGCCGAAGTAGGCGTCGGCATGCTCGCGAATCTGGTCGCTGATCTCGCGACTGCCGGGATTGAATTCCGGCCCACGGAAAAATCCGTAGCCCTCGGGCCGGTTGGTCTCGACCTGGACGCCCGGGCCCCAGGCGTCGGGCGGCTCGCCCGGAGGATAGTGCGAGGGCGGCAGCGTGCAAATGCTCGCGGCATCGATGCGCTGGTCCCACTCGGCCTTGTATTGACTCTGCCAGGTGGAAGCGACCTCGCCGTAGCCGCGCGACTCGCCGACCAGGCGCGAGCGGCGTTCGGTCTGCCAGAGAGTGAAGGGCATGGCGCCGTGGTCATAGTTGAGCAGCCCGTGGTAGCCGTAGGTCGAGCCCTTCTGCCGGCGGGTGCTGCTGTTGGCCATGCCGGCGTGGAAAACCGTGTAGTAGATGCCCAGCACGCCGGCGTCGTCGGAGAGCCGCCGGTAGGCGTGCATCACCTCGTAGAGCTTTTGCACGTTGAGCGTGGACAGCCCGTTGGTCCGCCGCGTCCAGCGTTCCTGCGCGGCGAGATTGAGGCCGCTGGAGACGACGCCCTTCTGCGTGGCGATGACTTCATCGACCCACGCCTTGTCCCAATCGAGCGAGACGACTCGCTCGCGCAGGAGGGCCTCGGTGAGCAGCTCGCGTTCGTAGACGCTGCGCGTGGTCTCGAAATCCGCCGCGTCCTGGGGCACGAAGATTTCCTCGTTGAGCGCCCGGGCGCCGACGCACGGCCGGTTCTTGACCAGGTAAGGCCGGGGAAACCTGGCGTGCCCGGTGTTCCGCAAATCCTTGACCGCTTGCACCGCGGCGGCCCGCTTCACGTCGTCGTAGTAGCGGCCGAAGATTTCGACGGCATGACTTTCCTGCGACGGATCCAGGATGACATCCACGGCCTCGGCGGCGTCCTTGAGCTGCTCTTCGGTCCAGCCGTCGGGCAACTGGCCGGCTTCTTGCGCCTTCCTGGCCATGGCCGCGCGGGTCTGGATGGTCTCCATGTCGATCTCGGCGTAGCCCAGCTGCATCTGCTTCTGCCACCAGCAACCGATGACGACCGAGCCGCGCTCGAGCGCCCATTGCGCCGCCAGCTCGGCCTCGCCTGAGGCCTCCTTCATCTGGGTATATTTCAACCAGCGCAACAGCTGCGTGACCCGCGTCGAGAATTGGTCATCGTTGCTCTCGGTGGGGTTCACCAGGATTTTCATCCGGCGCCAGGCGACCATGAGCTTGGCGACGTCCTCGCGGATATAGGTGTCGACCAGGTGCGGCCGCGAATCGGACGCGCCTTTCCACGGCCAGACTTCCTTCTGCCCATTGGGCGGCGTCCACTTGCGGCCGTCGCTCGTCTGGCCGGGCCAGATGTTGTAGCGCGTCTCGTAGTTGAGCCGCTGGCGGTCGGTGACAGGATTGGCGACGCGCTGGAGGCAGTAGCGATAGTCCTCGAGCAGCTCCGCGAGCTTGGGTTCGCCGGAGGCAAGTTCCTTGAGATTGGTTTTCACGTGTCGCACTGCCGCGCATCCGGGCAGAATTGTCAAGGGGCAGGGTCCCAAGATGAGGCGATCAGAGGAACCATTCGAGGTCCTTGGAATAAAACTGCATCTGCGGGCGGCGTCGAGAACGCAGCCCGACCAATTGGCCGTGTTTGACCGCCAGGTAGAAGCTGTGCTCGCTCAGGCCGCTGAGGTGCCGGAATTGTCCAGACCTGATCCAGACGGGCAGGCCGGCGATCAAGCCAGGGTCCATCACCAGACGCCCAGTGATGCGCGCGAGGTCCGCCCGAAAATAGTAGGCGAAGGGATCGGCCGGGTCAGGCCGGAAGATCCGCAGGTCGCCATCGGCCCGGAAGTCCTGCACGCAACGCACCCGCCAGCCGAGGATTTCGCAGACCTGATGGCGACGCAGGAGCAACGGGAGGACGTTGAATTCGGTCTGGGTCATTCAGTAAGGGTTTGCGTTCCGGGAGGCGGCTGCGGTGGGTGTCCGTTGCTTCTCACTGTGATTTCCTTGCCGCAGCACGAACACAAAAGCGTGAAAGAAATTTCGTTGTGGCGGAGAAACCAATAGCAATCGAACTGGTCGCCTGCTTCGAGTTTCACTTGCTGGTCGCAACAGGGACAGGCGACGTTCCGGCCCACCCACCATGGAACTTTTCCCTCTGCGATTATTTTCATAATTCAGTACCCCATCCCGCCGCCGCGCGTTCGCACCGGCCCCGGGGCGATGTGTCGCGGCGCCTCTTCAGCCAGGTGCCGACACAGGTCGATCCATTCCTTGCAGGCGCCGGTCTCGCCGGCGCGGCCGGTGTAGTTGGAGAGCGCCCAGATGACCTGGCGACAATTCTCGGCCACGTAAAGCTTGGGCGCATTCATGCCGGGCATGAGCGGCTCGGCCCGGTTCCACGCCAGGAGATTGCTAACCAACACCAGGCCGTGATCGATGTGTTGTCCGCTGGCCTCCTCGATGTTGACCTTCGGTCCCACGACGACCCCGGCCGAGTTGCGCTGCTCCTTGCCGAAGTCCCATTTGAGACACGTGCCGCCGTGCTCGCCGGCGTGGGCGGCATTGGCAAAGCGGGCGTCCATGAAGCGGGTCCGGACTTGTTCGCGCAGTTCATCGGTCGGGCTGCCGGCCTTGAGCTCGGTGCGCAGCAGCGGCCGATGCCAGGGGCTCGGCACGGCTTTGAGCGCGCCGGTCAATTGTTCGTCGGACAGTTCGCCCTCGATGTTCTTGAGCGCCGGCGGGCAGTGAATCGTTTCCAGCCGACGCCAAAGCTGTTTGTATTCGGGCACGCCCCAGCCCAACGGATTCTGGGCCGGGCCGGGATCGCCATCCCAACCTTTCCGAGTGTCCTCGCTCACCTCGCGCTCGGTGTTGACCGCCCATTCGCCGTACTCCTGTTCGCTGGGCCAGTCGCGCAGGATGTAGTAGTCGGGCTCCTTGCCGGGCGTGGCCAGGACCCACATGGTGGCGAAAGGTCGGAGGCCGTGCGGATCGGTGAATTGATAGACCGTCCCTTCCTCGGGGACATGCGGAATCTTGACGACGTTCCAGGGCCCGAAGTCGGGGAAGGCCCGGTTGACCGCGTCGCGGGCGTAGCCGTAGGCGACCCGCTCGATGAACTCGACCGTCTTGCCATCACACAGACGTCGGACCTCGGCGGTGTAGTCGCCGAACGGATTGGCCCCGAGATGGAAGTAGACCGCGCGGCTGCGCGGGTGAAACGGTTTCACCAGGGTCGGCATGTGACCCGGCGGACAGCCATGCAGCCGCGCCTGGGGCAGCAGGTCCGCCGGCGCCGACTCGAGGATCTCCGCGGTGCTGCCGAGAAATTCCTTGATGGCCGGCGTGATGCCGCGCACCGGCGTGAACGTCCACAGCCCCTTGGCGCCACGGAAGGGCGAGCGGCGGGTCAGCACCTCAAGCCAGGCGATGGTCAAGGATTCGTCACCCCACCAGCCGACGTTATGGATCGGGCGGCCGTCCGGCCGCCGGGCCAGCTTCCCCTTGATGCGAGCGCCGAATTCCCAACCTTCGTAATCGGTCGCGATTTGCTTGTAAGTCAGGAAATAGATTTCCGTGCCTTCGAGCATCCCCGGCAGCGGTGGCAGCACCAACTTGCCTTCGGTGAAACCGTTGGCTTGGGTGTAGTTCACCTTGAACTTCGGATCGCGCTTGTTGTTGAGGTGCTCGATGTGCGGGCGTAGATAGTGCCAGACGATCTTTTGTTGCGTGGCGATGGAGGCTTCGTCCTTCTCGCTGAGCGCGACCATGACGCCAGTGTAGGCCATGGCCGCTTCGCAAAAGCGGCGGCCGGCCCACCAGGATTTCGTCGTGCGGTTGGCGCCGAAGACCGCCACGGTGTCGGCCACGTCGAGCTGCAAGTCGGGGACCGTCCAGGCGTCGGGCTCCCAGCCATGGTTCAGGGGATCCAAATCCGCCTTCGCGATTTTGCGCTGCCGCTTGTTCAGCCAGGCCGCGTAGCGATCGGCGCCATCGGGCAATTGCAGCAGCCGGTCCAGCTCCTCGTCGGTGAAGCAGGGCAGGAGCGGGTGTGGCTCTGGTCTAAGCAGGCTCTCGGTCATCGTCGTCTCGCACTCCCGTCCAGCGCTTGAGCCAGTCGACCATGGTGTCGGAATGTTTCTCGCGGAACTGGAAATTGTCCGGGCTGAAGTGGAAGAATTTCGAGGCGTTCTGTTGCGTCCCGGGGAACCGCTGCTTTTGCAGCACCACGTGCGTGTCCCATTCGGTGGCCCACTCGCCGCGCTGCGCCTCGAGCTTGCGGATCTCCGCCTCGGCGCCGTCACGATCGGCGCCCGGCTCGGTGGCCAGGTGCGCACGCAGCTTGCCGATTTCGTGGGTCAGGTCGTCGAGCTTCTCGCCCTTCTTCGCGTTGCGCTCGACCCGGACGATGTTGTGGA